TCTCCAACAGTATTGGCTACCTGACTACCTCTTCTACCAAGGAGAGGATGCTCAACTACATGAAAGATTATTTTGAGCGGGAGATGATGGGCATCTACAGCATGGACTTGCTGGAAGAGATGAAAGGCATCGTCCGTGACAACGGGTTCTTGGGCGCTCCTGGTCGTGGCAAGGACGATAGGGTCATTGCTACTGCACTGGCTGCTGTTGCCTACGCAGAGCAGATCCAGCCTCGCCTGATAGCCTCAAAAATCACCAGAGAGATAAGCAAGGCTCAGGAAGATTACACGCCTGAGCAGATTGCTGTTGGCAGGAACGTCAGTGACTACCTAAAAAGGATTGGGCTGTATGGAACACAGTAACCTCACCATAGTGGCTGTGTACGGCCACAATGATGGCTCTAGCGCCATTCCTAGCCTCGTCAAGAGCATGACGCAGCTTCCTGGTAGCAAAGCCCTTCTGCTAAGCCCTAGCAGGCCTGCAAGCCTTCCTTGGTTCGTGGAACACAAGGCTATCTTTGCTCTTGATTATTTTCAGTACTCTTGGTTCATGATGTATGCCCTGCATAACTTCATAGACACAAGCCATGCACTCATAGTCCAAGATGACGGTTTTGTAATCGACGGAACCAACTTCAACAAAGACTGGTACAAGTACGACTACATAGGTGCGCCTACCCACTGTGCTTTGACTGGCGACAAGTACTACTACAACTGGACATGGCAGCAAGAACCTGCTGACAAGCACATCATCCAAAACGGTGGGCTGTCCCTGCGTAGCAAGAAGATGATGCAAGCCCCTGGCAAGCACGGCATCATCCACAGAGCATTCAATGTCCAGCCTTTCTGTAACGAAGATGTCCAGCTATCTGGGTTTATGCGTACAGATCTTGAAAAAGTTGGGATGCGCTACGCACCTGACCAAGAAGCTAAGTACTTTTCTATGGAGTACGCTGGTCCTGGCTATCACGATGACTTTGACCATTCAAAACTGTTTGGCTGTCATGCGCCTACTCGCAAGTTAGTTAGTGCTCACAAACTTAGGATAGACACCACAACTCATCAACCAGAAACCATGCACGGAGAGATGGACTTCTTGGGCTTCTTGATGAAGAAGGGATTTGAGCTTGAATACTTCAAACGCAACACTGAGCAAGTCGGAACTCAAGAAGCAGATGCGCCGGTTCTATGATGACAAGGACCGTGGCATCTCTATACAGCGTTTTTGTGAGCTTGCTGGCATCTCTCACCGTATGTTCCACACTGTCTTCGTCTACGAGGAAGAACCTCTGTCAGAACACATCCAGAGGCGCGTAAACAAAGCATACGCAGCCTGGAGAGAAGGCGCTGTGCGGGTTATGAAGGACCAGCACAAGAAGTTTTACGTGGAGTACCGCCGCACTCCCGAGCCTCCCATCATGAGGCAGATGAAACTACAAGTCACTCCTGAAGGCGTGAAGGTCAAGGTCGGACTCGTCAACCGCCATGACTACGGCAATCCTAGCTTTGACGAACAACTTAGAGGGTAAAAATGGCTGTCCTGAAAGACTACTACTGCGAAGCACACGGCATCTTTGAAGCATGGGAACCCAAGTGCCCCATGAAGAACTGCAAAGGAGAACTCAGTGTCGTGTTCCTCAAGCCTGTCGGCCTGAAGTCAGATAAGACCAAGCGCACGGACAAGACCGTCCAGCAGCTTGCTATGGACTACGACATGACCGATATCAAGACCACCCGCGAGGGAGAACACCAAACTGGCTACCTCAAACGCCACAACAAGCTCCCTGACAAACAGTTTGCCGAGGCTGATAACGCCATGAAAGAGCAGCAAAAGCAACAAGGACCACGCCCTGGTGACCAAGCCATCTGGGGTGGCGGCGGCAACATCAGCATGAAGTCCGTCATGGGTGGTCAGTTCAAACCAGTAAAAGACGAAGCGGTAAGTATTAACCCTAAGTCTGCTGGCAATTTGACGGGTCCAAAAGCTAGCGTTATTATGAAGGACCACGAGAACCTTCAGGTAAGCAAATCATGAGAATACCTACCGAGCCAGTTGAAAGAGAGGAGTTCTATCTCAGTCTCATTCAGAAGTGCTTGGTGTCGCGGGAAACTCGCAAGGTTGACTACGGCTCGCTACGGAGTTGGTACTTGTTTGGCAATGGCCCAGACGAGTCACCGGCTCTGTACAACAAGATCTACCCCCACATTGACCAACTGACCAGCTTTCTCTACTCAGCAGAGACAACTCGGTTCAGCATCAACGTGGGTGCTGCGGTCAAGAAGGCCGAATACAGCAAGATTCCCGTCCTTACCCGTTCTCTGAATGACCGCTGGCTAGACAGTAACGCAGACCAGAAGTTTGCACTGGCAACTACCTGGGCACTTTGCTACAACAGCGGGTTTATCAAGTTGGTCATGAAGGGCAAAAGCCCCCATCCACACTACGTGGAGCCTGCTTGCATAGGGGTTTTGCGGGAAGATATCCCCGGCTTGGACAACCAAGAAGCCTTTGTCCACACCTACTACATTACCAAATCTGAGCTTTACAGCCAGTTGTGGAGCCATCCTCGGCGAGAAGAACTGGTAAGACGGGTGTCTTCCATGCCTCACGAGCGCACAGAAGTGGCTAACGGCATAGAGCGAATCATTCTTTCGCAAACAAATCCGACCATGTACGGCAATGTGAACCTCGATCTTGGGGGCATGAACCGCTACAAGGCAGAGGTTGCGGAAGATACGATTGAGATGACCGAGTTGTACGTCTGGAATGATGACATTCAAGACTACCAAGTGGTTACTAAGGCAGAGCCTGATGTCATCATCTATGACCGTCCGAACGAATCAATGTTCCTCAAGGGCGAGATTCCGTTCGTGCAGATTTGCCCCAACCCGCTGTATGACTATTTCTGGGGAATGTCAGAGGTACAGCGACTCATCTTCTTGCAACAACTTCGTAACAAGCGGATGGCCGAGATTCTTGACCTGCTAAGCAAGCAAGTCTCGCCTCCTACTGCTCTCATCGGGTTCACGGGTATCCTAGATGAAAAGAACTTTGCTCTCAACCGCGCTGGTGGCCTGCTTGCTACTGATATGCCCAACGCAAAGGTTGAAAAACTTGCTCCTCAGATTCCTCCCGATCTATTCCGTGAGATTCAGGAAATAGACAGTATGTTTGAGGAGGCCAGCGGTATCGTCAGTGTTTTGCAGGGTCGTGGCGAATCAGGCGTGAGGTCGTCAGGTCATGCTTCCCAGCTTGCCCGTCTTGGCTCCAGCCGTGCCAAGAAACGCGCCCTCGTTGTCGAAGACTCGCTAGAGAAACTCGCAACTCTCTACCTGCGCTGTATGCAGGAGTATGACGATACGCACTTCGTAGACGACAACGGTGTCCCGTTCATCGCAGAGCAGTTCACCAAAGACTATGTGGTCAAGGTTGACGCACACTCCAACAGTCCGATCTTCATGGAAGACCTACGGACGATGGCGTTTAACTTGTTCAAAGCCCAGGTCATTGACAAAGAATCCTTGCTTGACTTGATCGATCCGCCAATGAAGCAAATGCTCAAAGACCGGCTCAAGAAGCAACAAGAAAAGCAGGAAGCTGAGAAAGCTCAGCAAGCCGCAGAGCCTAAGCCAGAAGGTAAGTCTGAAGGCAAACCTCAACTCAAACAGGTGGGATGATGGCAGCAACACCCGGAACAAGTTCTATGACCGCCCCAAAAGCTGACCAGCCTCGGGTGACAACAGAGTCTCTGAAAAGAGGCGAAGGCACACCTAACTTGACAATGCGTCAGACAGGGTATAAAAACTACTCCGGGCGTAGTCAACGGGACTACACTCGTCGTTAAGGAGCAATCATGTACGGACGCAAAATGAAGCGTGGTCGTAAGACTCGCCGCTGATTTCCCCGAAAGGGATAAGGGTATGGCTGCTTCCCCTTTAAGTAAGTGGCCGCCTGAACCAAGGAGCGCATCATGCGTAAAGGTCGTAAAGGTCGTAAAGGCCGCAAGTAATCCGTAAGGATTTGTCTTCCGGGGCTGACATAAAATGCCCCGACCTATTGCAAAAAAGTTTGTAATCGCTTACAAACTCGTGCTAAGGAGTTCAGATGAGTGTTCCGGCAGACAAATTGATGGAGTTGATGAAGGGCGTTCGCTCGGCAGGTGCGCCTGCGCCCATCCCCGGCATGGCCCCTGGTGCCAATCCTGAAATGCCAGCACCAATGACTGATGCTGAGACTCCTCCAATTTCCGCTCCCATGTCCACTCCCGAACCCAAGATGGGTAGCCGGGAAGCCGCGATGATTAACATCGGCATGGCTATGGATCTGCTAGAGCAATCCATCCCTGCTCTTGGACCAGAGTCGGCAGAAGCCAAGAAGACGCTAGACGCTATCCGCAATCTGACTGGCGTACTCGGCCCTCGTAAGGGTCAGACCAACGAACTTCAGCAAGCTGAAATTCTTCAGATGCTGCAATCGCTCCCTCAAGCTGGTGGCGCAACGCCTGAAGGAAAAGCTCTAGCACAAGCGCCCGTCCCTGGTATGCCGCCTGCCGGTGGTATGCCAAAACCACCCCCTATGTAAAAGGAGTCCATCATGGATTTGTTTAAGCCTCGTGGCGCTGCTGCTCCCCGCCGCCCCACCGACAACAATCAACAGCACGGTGCTATCACCAATACCCCGCGCTTTGCAGAACTCGGCGGTCTGTCTGCCCCCAATAAAGTGGGCAAGACCGGCATGGCCGTGAAGAAGCCGGGTGACGGCAAAAAAGTCATTTAATCGTATAAAGAGGGTAACAAATGTCTCTAGAAAATCTTTCTCCCCAGGCTCGGGATGAGCTTGCGGCTTTGGCTCAGCGACTTGCTGACAACCCAGAAACCCGCAAAGACTTCTTGCGTATGACCAAGAAAGTCAATCCTGACCTGCCAATTCCTGAGCTTGAGATTGATGACCGGACCACCTCCGCTATCAGTCAGATGCGCCAGGAAAATGATGCTATACGCGCAAAGCTCCAGGCTAAAGAAGCTCAGGAGATGCTTGACAAGCGTCGGCAGTCGCTGGTGAAGAAGGGTCTAGTAGACAATGAAGACGAAATTGATGCTGTAGAAAAACTCATGTTGGAGAAGAAAATCGCCGACCATGAGACTGCGGCACAGTATCACCAGTGGATGAAACAGGCAGCAGTGCCGACCCCTTCCGGTTATCAACCTTCAGCAGTCAAATCTTTTGACCTGAACAAGTTCTGGAAGAACCCTGCTAACGCTGCCCGTGAAGAAGCTGTGAGAGCGCTCAATGATGTTCGCAAACCCATGCGACCCATTGGTCTGTAAAAGAGGGTATTTTTTTCTAGGAGAGAACCATGCCTATTGGTGGCGGTATTCTTCCGGCAACAGGTAGTTCGCAGTTCACCGAACTGACTTATGTCACTCGGCGTGCGTTCATTCCTAAGCTGGTTGTTCAACTTTATAACTCTACGCCCTTGATGGCGGCACTGATTGCTAACAGTCAGCAAGCCTCTGGTGGTGTGTCTTCCGTAACTGTGCCCGTCCAAGGCTCTCAGTTCGTGAACGCTCAATGGTCTGACTACAGCGGCTCGTTCGCTCAGCCGTCAGTCCAGCAAGGCGCTTACAACGCTGAGTTTGACTTGAAGCTGATGATTTCTCCCGTGCCGTTCCTCGGTATGGAAGGCGCAGTTCAGCA